TGCTGTCGATCATCTGTTGCACGAACGATACAAAGTCCTCGCCAAACTCGTCCTTGCCCTGCTGAATCTGCGCGTCCGTCAAACCACCGACGTTGCCCGTTGGGGCGGGAGCTGCTTTCAGCTCCGTCATTTGGCGGTCTTTCTGTTCAATCGCAGACTTCAGGCTTTTAACCTCATCACGCAGTGCAGGAACCTCGGCGGCGTACTTGCCATTGATGACGTTGAAGCGGTGTTCCCAGTAGCTCTCAGAGCGCTTAGGCTCATCGGGCGGGGAGTGCTTCTCGTCGTCGGCGTTCTGGTCGGGTTCGGCGGATTGCGTGGCAGTGTCCGGTGCAGCAGGCTCTACTGGGTCAGTCTCGGGAGCCGCATTCGCGGGATTCTCCGGCTGCTCGTAGTGCTTTTGGGCCTCTTCAATTTGCTGCTGGATGGACTTGGGTAGTGCTGACATTTCAACTCCTGTGCGCGTCATGCGCGGTGAGCCGGTGTAACCGGGGTTCACGATTAAGGGGTCACGGATTCAAGCGGCCTTCGCGTAAGGCTGTTGAGCGTTCGCCCACAAAAAAACCGCCTACCCTGTGAAGAGAAAGCGGCTTTGTTGTGAGGCCGGGTAACCGGCTGTGATTAGTCTTTGCTGAAGCGCTTATTCACGACTTCGCGGGCTTCCTTCAGGTTCTGCTGCAGCTCCTTGATAGCTTCAGCGCAGCCCTGGGCCTTGTTGAGCTGCTGGGTATCCGGCAGGCGCTCCAGCTTGTCCCTGCATTCCTCCCGGCGCTTTGCCAGGATTGCCAGTAGGCGCTGGCCGTCCGGCGAGCTGGCGATTCTGGCCAAGGCTTTCCAGTCCTGTTCGTCCATTTACAGCCTCCGGTTGCATCATTTTGAGGATTTCAGCCAGCAACTTCTTGGCTTCCAGCGGTGTCAGGGTTTGCGTTTTCTGGGTATCGGCGCGGGTTTCGTCCACTTCAGCCATGGTCTTTTCGGCTTTGGCGGTCTTTTCCTGCATTTCGGCTTGCTTAATCGCCTGCTCCAACTGCTGCATCATCTGACCGGCTTCGTTCTGCGCAGCGGTGTTCTGCTCCATTTCGTCTTCGGTGGGGATGGCGCCTGGCAGGTCCATCTTTTCAGCAACGGATTCCAGCAACTTGCGGCGCCCTTCCTGGCCAATGATCGCCAGATCGGTTGGGTTGTTGGTCATTTGCAGGAACTGCGAGCGCATATTGTGGGTCTGCTCACGAATCAGCATGGCCGATGAACCACGCGGGATCACATTCACATCGCCCTTTATGCTGTTGTCTTCGGAATACTGCATATTGTGCAGCCACAGAGCCTCAATCACACGACGAACCACGCCGCGGTCAATGTGTCGAATGGCGTCCTTGATACCCTTGTTGGCGCTCTCCATCAGCATAGACAGGCCGGATGCGGTCTGACCTGCTCCGCCTACGTTCTCGTTGCCGTAGGAATAGCGCGGAATGTTGGTGGCATCGTCGGCGCGGATTTCAAACTTGTCGTACACGCCCATCAGTTCAGCGGCGTTGCTGCTGGGCTGGTAGAAACGAACCGCAGGGTTGTTGCCGGTCACGGATGAGTCTTTGGTGCGCCACACTTTCCACGGATACATATCGGTCGGATCTTCAGAGGGGTCCAGACGGTCTTCGTAGATTTCTACCTGTGGGCCGGATGAAATTGCCAGGTTGTTAACCAGACTCCGGGCAGTGGCGTTGCACACGTCCTGAATGTCCGCCATTAGCTCAGGGATAGCATGGCCCCAGAATGAGCCCGGTACCGGCTGAAAGCTGGCTTTGTGATACGGCCGGCGCTCCAGCGGGTCACGATTGAACTTCACGCGGATAATGTGATGGCCAATCAGCGTGGCTTCCACTTCGTATTCGGCCAGCGGGTCTTCTACTTCGTCAGGATCAATGCCATATTGCAGCAGCGTTGTACCTTGCGCCCCGCCGCAATAGATCAAGGCGTCAATGGTTTGGCCACGAGTCAACCATTCATGGCCGCGGCCCTCAAGCTCGGCCCGTTCGCCGTCTGACCACAACCAGTCGCGCAAACCACTTTGGCCGTGCTCGCTCAAAACTTCGCGTATGGCTTCGGTGTTGTAGGACGGGACGCCAATCAGCTTGTTCAGGTGTGCGCGGGTGAATCTGGCTCGCTCGATGATATAGGCGCCATCGTCTACGGTGGTGGCGTCTGCGCTGGGGTAAATGTCGAACGGACTGACGCGGTACCACTGCGGCTTGATTTCCTGCATCTTGACCGCCTGCCAGCCTTCCATCCAGCCCAGGGTTGAGACTCGGCGCAGGTTGTGACCGCGAACAAACCCGGCTGGGTAGGTGACGAAATCATCAATAAAGCCCTCGAAAGCGTCTTCCCATTCGCCCTCGGCCATCTGATCGTTAATCAATTCTTCGTGACGCTTGGCCGCATCCTTTGCTTTTTCTTGCACTGCCTGACGGATGTGTTTTTCGGCGGCTTCCATCAACTTTTCAGGGTCGGGCTGCTCGCCGGATTCCTGCGCCTGCATCATGGCCTGCTGCATAAACTGCTGAAATACGGGTTGCACAAATTCAGGTGGAAGGTCTGCTAACGGGGTCGGGTCCAGTCCCCACGGCTTCTCGTTTGCCGGCATCAGAATGTCGCGCACCCAGGCAGAAGCAGCACGGCATTTTGTGGTGGTCAGCATCATGTAAACGACACTGCCGCCTTCGGCTTTGATTGCGGCCAGCTTGCTCGGGTCGTATTCACCCTTGCGGCGGCGCAGGCAGTCCAGCAAGCGATACTCCACTTCCTGCTTGGCCATCTTAGCTTCTTCCCACGAACGCCGTATGTGAGCGCCCAGGGAGCTTTCTATCAGTTCACGTTTGCGCGAGTCGGCATCGGCCAGGCGCTGGGCTTCGTTTTCATCATCGGCCCGCATATCCCCGGCAGATTTGTACTGCATCAGCCCCAGACTAGCCATTCGCGGCAGCTCCCTTGGTCAGAAAGTCGTACATGGCTTGGTTTTCAATGCGCTTTTTGTCGCGCAGCTTTTGAGCGTTGCGCATCATCGGGTGCAACTGGCCGAACAAATCTTTCAGGTAGCTCACTGGGTCGGATTCAAACTCACCGATTTTTACGTTCAGCGACACTCCAAATCCGCCGATGACCTCAAACTGCAACCGAACGCCAAGATGCGGCTGGGTTACGCGGGCCTCGATCACAATCGGGTCAATCTGAATGTGGTCCACGTCGTTGCGGAACTTTCCGCCAGGGATGGGCAGTCCGGTTTTGGCCACGGCTTGCGCGACCACCACGGCAATCTCCCGCTGGGTCAGGCTGACGGGTTTGTTGGAATCAAGAATGGCCATGGTTACTCCTAAGTGTGTGCTGCCCAGCCCGTGCGCCGACTTGGCGGGCGTGACTTGGCGAAATCTTGGCGTGATATGCGGGTCATTAAATCGGCTCGGGCGAGTGTTTCCAGCCCTTTTGCGCCGTGAGATGCCCAATCGTGCCGGGGTCTGTCCTTGTAAACGCCGCGCTTGTCGTCCCACTCCTTGCGGTAATTGTCCAAACAGGCAACGCCCTGGGCGCAGGTTTCTTCATTGATCCAGCACGTCGGCAGGAACTGGCGGACAGCTTGGACGCCCTCGGCCTGATTGCTGATTCGCGGGACGACTTCAAAACTAATACCAAACTGTTTAGCTACATCCACGCGGGACAAACCGGTGCCCAGTTCACGTACCGCCAGATCGTGTGGCCCGTAATGCCCCCCGTAGCGATAGCCCTTCTTGTTTAGCTCGTTGGCGTAGTATTCAATCCCTTCGCCCTGGCCTTCCATGTAATCAATCAGGTGAACTTCCCGGCCTACAATCTGCGCAAACCAGATCACCATCGCGTCATTCATGCCCAGATCCCAGCCAGTGAATACCGGCAACTGCGGATTAACCTGAACTTCGGTCGTGAGTCGCTTATTCTTGCGCAGGAAGCGCATCTGTGTTGCGTAGTACGCACCTTCAACCGACTGGCTGAACGCTTCTTCTGGCGTTGACGGGTACTCTCGCTGCATATCGTCCTGCAGGATTTGAGACTTCTTGGCGTACCACGCCTGCTGGTCTGGCGTAGTGTGAATGCCGAGCTTCTGCTCAAGGTCTTCAAAGTATTCGTGCAGTCTGGCCGGCACCACTACGGTACTGGCAGCCATTGCGTAAGCTGGTTCTTGCCACCAAGGGAAGAAGTGGAACTGAAAATCCAGATCGGTTAGGTGTCGCTCAAGGTCTTGCAAGTTGCGAGCGTTCTGGCAGTAATCAAAGAAGTAGCCTTCTCGGCCCTCTGCTGTTGACTCCAGTGTGATCTGATTGCCCAGCCCCACCGCCTCAAACGCGCCGGTTACGATCTCCTGCGCCTTGTGAGGGTACTGTTTGCATATTTTGCCGAACTCCGACACATGCAGCCGCTGCAGTGTGCCGCCCCGGTAACTGGTGCTTACGTTGATGCTGGAGCCGTTATCAAATACGTAGGCGCCAGATCCGCCCTTGTCACTTACTGGACGGGGAAACCGCAAGCCAATTTCCTCAAACAGCGCCAGCCAGGTATCGGGAATGTGTCGGTAGGCAAACGTGATCTTGTTTCGGAAAATATCTTTGGCATCGTCCAGGTTGTGACAGATGCACCCGGCGCTGAAGTTGTCCGTAAACAGGCAGTCATCCAGAGCGTCAATCATTTCAAACGTGGTAAAGCCAAGTTGTCGGGCTTTTAGAATGATGTTGCGCGAGTGGCCATTTACATAGCGCTCACGTTGCGCGGCATTGGGGTGGAACTTGATCTTCCGCCCACCCTTGTCCTTGATGTAATACAGGGTGTTGATGCGAAACCACTTTACCGATAAGGCTTCGATGATATGGGCTTTTTCGGTAAGTTCGCCCTGCGCCAGCGCGGCCAGGTACGCATCCCCGAGCCGCACCTCCGCAGATTTTTTCATTCGTTGCTTCGCACTTCCTGCAGTAATTCGGTGAGCGACTTGGACCGCTGAGAGTTGTCTTTTTCGTACAGGCCCAAGTATTTCATCAGCTTCTCTGCCGCAGAATTTTTATCCGCTAACTTGTATTCATACCGCGTCATGGCGGGAGCGTCGTCAGTACCAAGAACGGTCGTTACCTTTACACCGACAATGGCCGCTGCGGTGTCATCATCCAGCTTGCTGATCGGTATGGGCTGGTCATTCTCATCAGTCAGCTTGCGCACGTCGTAGAACGTGAGCCTCGCTACTTCCCGAAGCACACGCTCTTGAGTGATGTCAGACTTGCGCCCGAGCTCATCGATACTCTGCCGGATGCGCTCTTGAACAATCGCGTGATCGTAATATTCGCAGCCCTTTGGTGCAGCCGATGAATCCTTCGTGCAACGTGGGTTAACCGCCTTGTAGCAGGCCGTTTTATTGCCACGCACTTTGGGGTCGGGACTGCCGCGATACAGGTCAGCAAACTTAATCAGCTTTTCCCGCAGGACTTTGCTGGGATTCGCTCGTGGAGATGTGGCCATTACTGCATCCGGTTAACAATCAGCACCCGGAACTGAAACACGGCTTGGCGGGCGCCTGTGGTGGTTATTGTGAGTTGCACCAGTGAGGATTCAGCTTCGTTCACGTCGTCAGCTTTCAGCCAAACCTTGATTCGACTGGTGTCAGGCACTGCGCCGGAGGCCAGAATCGTCAGGCTTTTGGCGAGCTCCAGCGTTTGATGCGATCCAGACACAATCTGGTCGCCTTCAGTCGCAAGCCAGGCGGTGAGGTCGTAATCGAAATCCAATACCTCGCCGGGCTGCAGGATCATAATCTTCGCGGGTGCCTGGAACGTGGTAAAGCGGTCTGCAATCACGGTGCGGCGTGCCGGGGCTGGGCTGTCGAACGGGTACACGACGACTGAAACAACCGTCACGGTCCG